GACAAGGACCCTTGGAGCCCGAAGCGCTATCTTCAATCGGAGCTGGTCGAGGCGTCCCTCGTCTCTGTGCCGATGAATCCCAATGCCTTGCAGATTGCAAGGTCACTAGCTAGCCCGGAAACCATTGATCTTGTCTTCGGCGCGCAAGCCGGCACGGACGGGATAGTGGCCAGGGGCATCACCGGCAAGCCTGCCGCGACATCTCCCATTTCCGGGAATAAATCCATGTCTCTCTCTGACCGCATCGTGCAGATGCAGGAAGACCTTACTGCCTGGGGCGATAAGCTCGAGGAAATGAGCGGCGCCGATGCCCTCGACCTCGACGAGATCGAAAAGCTCAACGTGAAGATCGAGGGTGGGCGCGCGACGCTCGCCACGATGCAGCGCACCGAGGCCAACATGGCCCGCGGTAGCGTGGTGCCGTTTGAGCCGAAGGCCGCGGCTCCCAATCTCTCCCGCCGGCCGCTCGGCGCGCCGCGGAAGGAAATTCCGCCGGCAGACTACGTACTGCGGGCGCATGTGGTGAATGCGCTGGCCAAGATCACCCAGAGGCCACGCGCGGAAATCATGGCCGAGCGCTACGGTGATGACGAGATTACGCGGATGGTGCATGGCCTCGTCACCCGCACCGCGGCGACGCCGGCCACAACCACCGGCTCGGGCTGGGCCGATACCCTGGTGCAGACCTCGATCGCCGACTTTATCCAGAGCCTGACGGCGGCATCGGTCTTCCCGGGGCTTTCCTCGCGGGGCATCCGCACCGGCTTCGGGCGCAGCGGGACAATCTCTTTCCCGACGCGGTCATCGACGGCCAACTCGGTCGCCGGTGCCTTCGTGGCGCAGGGCGCTCCGATCCCGGTCAAGCAGGCGCTCTTTTCGCCGGTCACTCTCGGGGTCAAGAAGCTGGGGGTCATCACGACGTTTACCCGGGAGATCGCCGAGCACTCGACGCCGGACATCGAGGGCCTGCTGCGGCGCTTCATCACCGAGGACACCAGCGCCGCGATCGACGCCGTCCTGGTCAGCAACACGGCGGCGACCGCCATTGCCCCGGCGGGCATCCGCAACGGCGTCTCGACCACCACCGCGACCGCGGGTGGCGGCTTTGCTGCCCTCGTGGGTGACGTCAAGGCGCTGATCACTGCGCTGGTCACCAACAGCGCCGGCAACCTGCGCTCGCCGGTCTGGCTGATGAATCCGATCCAGGCCACCTCGATCGCAATGACCCAAAACGCGGGCGGCGAATTTATATTCGCCGACCAGATCAACGGAGGCACGCTGGCCGGTTATCCGGTGATCCTGTCGACCACGGTGACCGCCGGCATGGTCATCCTCGTCGATGCCGCGGACTTCGTGTCGGTCACTGGCGATGATATGAGGTTTGATATCAGCGACCAGGCTACCATCCACATGGAGGACACAACCCCGCTGCCGATCGCGACCGGCGCGCAGGGCTCGGGCGTGCTGGCGACTCCGACGCGCTCGCTGTGGCAGACCGACAGCCTTGGATTGCGGATGATCATGGACCTTAACTGGGCGCTCTTGCGCACCGGCACGGTGGCCTGGACATCCTCCGTCACCTGGTAAGGCTAGCCATGGCGGCCGGGGGCGCATTTGCTCTCGGCCGCCTGCAAAAGGATAGCAAAATGGCCCGCATGCTACGCACCCAGTCCGGTCGCGCACCGACGATGGCGGGACCGGTCAATGTCGCCGTCCCGACACGATCCGGGACGGCTACGCTAGGGCAGGTGCAGACCTGCACGCCGGGCACGTGGAGCGGCTACCCGCCGCCGGCGCTGACGTATCGCTGGATTCGGGATGCGTCGACGGTTATCGCCGGGGCGACCGGATTGACCTATACCATAGTGGCGGCGGACCAGACCCACACGGTCAAGGTCGAGGAGACCGCCACGAATGAGCGCGGCTCTGCGGTTGCTTTCAGCCTGCCCACCGGCACGATTCCCTGACGGGCCAACTTGGCCGGCGGTGCGCGCAATCACCGCCGGCCGTCTTTTCGGCTTTACCTGTGAGCTCAGCCGTCAACTTAACGCAGAAAGGAGCAATCCGATGCCCGATGAGAAAGAGATGACGCCCGAGGAAAAGGCAAAGAAGGACCGCGAGGAAGCTGTGAAGGAGCAGGACAACCCGCCGCAGCCGTATCCGAGCCCGGAAGAGCTCGAGGCGGCCAAGGGCGGACCGCTCGATACGGAAGGCGGCACTCCGGCGCCCGAGGGCGAGACCCCGGCGCAGCGCACCAAGCGCGAGGCTGATGAGAAGGCCGCGGCTGAGAAGAAGGCCGCCGAGGCTGGCGGGCCTGCCAAGTACCAGACCCGCTGAAGTGTCCCTCGTCTCGCGAGTGCTCGCGGGGCTGGGCCTGAAGTCGATCGAGGGGGAAGTGCGGGAGGGCCCGTACTTTCTCCCCGTGAGTGGCGGATGGCTACCAGCCGGGACGGACATCAACTGGTGGCAGGAGGGCCATTCGGTGCGCCCGCTTGCGACGCATTCCGCGATGGTCGAGGCATGCGTAAGCGCCTACGCGCAGACGGTGGCGATGTGTCCGGGGGACCACTGGCGGAAGCTCGACAACGGCGGCCGGGAGCGGGTGACGGCAAGCGCTCTGACGCGGATTCTGCGCCGGCCGAATGAGTATCAGAGCATTTCAGATTTCCTGATGAATGCCACGAGGTCGCTGTATTCCTGCGGCTCGGCGTATGCGCTGGCGGTGCGCAACTCGCGCTTCGAGATCAGCGAATTGCACCTGATGCGCTCGCCGATGAGCCGCTGGACGGTCGCCGACGATGGCAGCGTTTACTATGATCTCGGCGGGAATGAGATCGCCGAGCAGCGCTTTGACCTGGCCGGGGTGCCGGCGCGGGACGTGCTGCATATCCGCCTGCACACGCCCCACCATCCGCTGCGGGGGGAGACACCCTTGCGGGCGGCCGCGCTGGAGATTGCCGCCGGCGACGCCATGCTGCAGCAGCAGGTGAGGTTTTTCCTGAATCAGGCGCGGCCGAGCTCGCTCGTCTTCGAGACTGACATGCCGCTGACGATGGAGCAGACAGAGCAATTCACCAATCGTGTGCAGGAGAAGGTCGGCGGGCTGAATGCCGGCAAGCCGCTGCTTCTGAGCAATGGGCTGAAGGCCAAGGCGCTCAATGTCACCTCGGAAGACGCGCAGCTTGCCGAGATGATGAAGCTGAGCTCGCAGCAAGTCGCCCTAGCCTTCCGGGTGCCGCTGCCGATCCTGGGGATCAATAACACCACGGTGACCTCGACCGAGGCGCTTATGCAGCAGTGGATCGCTAGCGGGCTCGGATTCGCGCTAAATCACATCGAGGAATCTGTCGGCAATTTCTTTGGCTTGCGCGGCTATCCTGAGGAATACCTTGAGCTAAACACCGCGGCGCTGCTGCGATCGGCATTCAAGGATCGGATCGAGGGACTGGCGCGGGGCGTGCAGACCGGCATTTTTGCGCCGAATGAAGCGCGCCGGGCGGAAGACCTGCCGTCGGTTGAATTCGGCGATGATCCGCGGGTGCAAGAGCAGGTGGTGCCGCTGTCCTTCGGGGCGCAGAAAGAGCCGACTAAGCCGGCGCCTCTGGCTTTGCCACCGCCGGAGCCTGAAGTCGAAGAGCCGCCGCCCGAAAAGAATTGGGAAGCCGAGCGGCTGGCGCTGCGGATGTGGGCAATCGAGGAATTGCAATGAGCATCACCACCGCCGACGACTTCGTGGCCGAGCTCGGGCGGACGGTGAAGCTGGTGGTCGCGAAGGAGGTGGGCCCGCTGCGTGAGGCGCTGGCGGCCGCTGCTGCGGAAAGTGCCGACCTTCGCCGGCGGCTCGAGGAGGCAGAGGCGGCGCTTGCGGAGGTGCGGGGCCGGGCAGAGCCGATCGATGAGACGACGGTGCGCAATATCCTGCTCGAGGAATTGACCTTGGCAGCCGCAGGGGCGGCCGAGGATAGCGAGGGGGACATGCCGGAGTGGCTGACCGCGGAATCGCTGGTAAGCGCCCTGGAGCCGCTGCGGCGCTCCCTGGAGGCAATTCCGCAGCCGCCGGACCTGTCGGGGTTTGTGGACATCGCCGAAGTTGAGACGATGCGGCTGGAATTGCGGACCATGATCGAGGCGCTGCCGCTGCCGGTCGAGCCGCGCGACTGGTCGCCGGAGATCGAGGCGGTCAGGCAGGCAATCCCGCCGCCGCCCGACGTGTCTGGCTTCATGGCAAAAAGCGAGGGCGAGGAAATCCGCGGTCTGATGGTCCGGCAGACCGCCGAGATTCGCGCTGAATTCCACGAGGCCATCAAGGCGATCGAGCTCAAGGAGGGACCGGAGGGCAAGCTGCCGCTGGCT